TGACGTTGTCAGTAGGTAAGGATAAACATTCACAAACGGAAAGAGCGATTCCCCAAAAAATCAGGGACTCTAGTTCGAACGTAAAGCCATTACCCATACTGGAAAATTTCTCCAGGATAAGTTCATGCTTATTGTACGTTACGACCTCGCTCCGACCATACTCTAATAGCTCAAACCACGAGAGTGGTAGGAGATCCAACACAACATTATATGATATCGTATCGGAAGCACTAGATAAGTCAACCGTTGACAAACCAACGCCTATGGAGCCGAGAAAAGCCCCATATTTGTTGTTGTCCTGTGATGATAAATCTAACCCACTCAAAGACAATCGGCGGCGGATGAAAGAACCCAGGCCTCTCTGGTATAAACCATTTAGGCTAGGCTCAACAACTATCGCACGATCTGTCTTTGAGTTCTTCGGTACAAAGCTCAATTTACCTGGCACTACTTTAACGCCGTCTTTAAACGGGACGATAGCAGTGTTCCAAAGGGGAAATTCACTTAAGAACTCCCCGAGGACAGGAATCATGCTTTGACTACACTCTAACCTCCGCGAGAGCTTAACCCGAGGGTTAGCCTCACGGCTTTTTACGCTGGTGTTTGCGCCAGGGCCGAATGAAAAGTCTAAAGAGCCTAATGCAGGTGTCGGACCTAGGATACGCGCAATTTTGCGCTGAGCGACGTACAATACGCCGCCAACGTCCCAATCTGGGATGCAGTTCCTAAGTCTTTCGTTTGTCATAAGGCACTTTTCTTCGCTCTCAAGAAACGCGTTCCACGCAACAGACTCAGTGTCTACGCCAATATCGAGGCTCTTGTTCTTTTGATAGAAAGCAAGAACCTGTCGAAGCGCAAAGCACTGATCCGGGCTTAATTCATCATAAATCGAAGGGTCTAAGTCGTAAGTGGCTAGCCAGTGAAAATCATGGCCTACCACACGATCGAAGAACTCCAAGATCTGTGAAGACGGATAGCGTTGAGAGAAACCCGCGGCGAGGAACCCAAACAATTC